ATCTGTGCGGGCAATGGACTATTGTCGCCCTCCCATTCCGCTTCGTAAGCGCAATCCTGCTGTAACCATTTAAGGTCATTCAGCAAACTTGCAAATTCGCTTACTTGATACATGCCTTTCCGCACTTCCGCACCATCAACAACGCGCAACGCCGCAAACGCTTTTTTGAGAGCTACAGCAGATTCTGGTACATCGACCTTTTCAGTTGTGTCAGCTTGTGGAACTGTGTTAGCATCTACAACAATGGGGTCTTTAACTTCCTTTGTAACGTCGACAACAACTTCAGCGTCCTTAACCACATCAGCAACAACTTCCGGTTCCGCTGCTTTAGCAATATCAGCACTCGCAAGTTCTACCAGACGCTCAGGGGTTATAGTTCCCTTGGTAAGCATGTCCGCAATCTTGTCTACATGCTCATTTTTGACATCTTCTTTATCCATCACTGTGTTCTCCAATTGGTCAGCTTTCCACATGGTAATCAACGCGCCGGGGTTTGCAGGTCTGTCCACCAAGCTAATTTCGGTGAGCTTCAAAGCGGTGATTGTCTTTGTTGCTACATCGTAACCGCCAGGAAGCTTACTGCCCCCAATGCTAAAACCCTTATAAACTTCTTCAACAACTTTCTTCCATGCCATGTCATCTACAACATAGACACCAATCTGCACACCAACATCATCAAACTGGTATTCCTTAACAACGCCCACCGCGCTAGGCTGGTGCATTTCCCGAATGTTTCCGAACTGCATATAGTCTTCCCAAGCTTTAGCCATTGCGTCTTTCGTAATGGTTTCGCCCTGCGAATCAATCATTTCGGTGCTTGCATAACCCCAAACCATTCGGGCAACTTCGTCAACTTTGCGTATTTCAAAAAACTGGCGCATGTCATTCCTCGTTTAAAATTGGTATAAAATCACATCTGCAATTTGGATGAGCTGGAGGTACTGAAACCCCGTTTTTAAAATTCTTGTCTAATGCAACAGTTTCACCGTTAACCGCTGCACACTCTGCACAACAGCCTAACCCCGTTATCCACTGCTTAGAACTTACAACCTTACTTTTACGGTACACTACTACATTTCCTTCGCAGTCCGCAAGGGCAGTTTCTGTGCGTGCTATAGTTTCAGCACGCGCCGCACTAAATGCGTAGTTAGCCTCAAGCTTTGCAGCCAACTCTTCGTTGCTTGAGCCCAGTGTTAACGCCTCAACAATGTCACCTCTAATCATCTCACGTGTTGCGTCCGGTATGCTGTAAGCGGGGTTCGGATTATCAATAATTGTTCCCGTGCTGGTAATCTGTTTTCCAACAAGTTCTGCCGCCCTTGCCTTAGCGTGAGCAATTGCTTCATCGTTTGCTAGGGTAAACATCCCAGCGTCATCCATGTTAATTTGTGCAAAAGCGGAACTCACCCCAAGTGAACCCGCTAAAACTAACTGAGTGCCGAATAGGTCTTGTATTTCCTGCCAACCCTGCCACGAGCTGTCCTTAAACGGGTCATCAGGGTCAATACTTGCGTCCTTAGCCACCTTTGTAACCACATTGACAAGGGCGTCAGCCTGCTTCTTAAATATTGCAGTGAGCTCGGTTGTAATGTGGTCACGTATTGAAACACGGTCGGCACTTTCACGGTCAATACGTGGAACGCTGTCAGCTTTGGAAATTTTCTTAGTAGGCGGGGGTGTTGGACTAGGGTCTTCGGGGGGTTCTTTACCGTCACCATTGCTAGGGTCCGAATTGTTGTCCCCCGCTCCGACATTTGGTTGCGCTGTAACGGGCGGTAAACCTGTTATCGGTACATAACCATTAGCGGTTAATACTAAGGGCAGGTCACCCACTGCCCCAATGCTAGGTTCCCCGCGTTTAGCGCGAATTTCGTTTATAGTAGCAGTGCCGTTCTTTACGTTAATGTCGTCTATTTTGTTCTGGTCTGCGGGGTTTGTTGCACTTTGGTCTTCCCAAGCAAATTCAAGGTCTGTGTAACCAAAATATTTCCAAACAATCTTATCCATCAGCCCTTTAATCCACAGCATAACAGGGAGCAACCCTTCTTCAATTGCGCTGTTGGCTGCGGTCTCTGCTGTGGAGCGGTTGTTCTCTTTAATGAACGGTTGAGCACTTACGCTGAACGCATAGCAAATGATGCGAGCAAGCCATTCGTCATAAGGGTCTTTTAAAATTGCTTCCTTAGTGTTAACAGGTGTAACGCCGCCCGGAACGAACTGGGCTTTCCTGCGTGCAGCGGTATTTCCGGAAAGCGTATCCTGCCAATAATCATTAAACTCTTTAAGCTGTGTAATGTTCCATTCAGCAGGTACTTGGAACAGCAAGTCGGGCGTGGAACCGTCTGTGTAATATTGTAACTGATGCAAACTTCTGCGTATTGCAATATTCACAGTCATAATGATTTGTTCAACTGGGGAATAACCATATACTTTATGCACCCGCTTATTTCGGGGAGCATAAATAAGTTCGTCTATTGTATAGTTCGCAGCAATAACACCCTTCAAAACTTGTTGGTAAGCTGGTGCAGGTGCCATCGGGGTGCGCCCACGGGCGTCTATCACGCGCTTAATAGTAGCACCGTCCATGAGTTCAAAACGGTACGGGGTTCCACCATTTGTCAACCAAGGGTAAATGGTAGCGGAGTCCGTTACCATCATTTCCTCAAGTAATTGACGCAACCAGTCCGACCAGTTATTTTCACCATCAGGTAGACGCAGAAATGCTTCAACTTCTTCGCAACGTTTATCACGCTCCATGTGCTCTTTAGTAGGCTTGATTACAAACTTCATTTTTGCAACTTGGTCTTTTCGTGTTTCAATTACCAAACGAAGAATGTCGCTGTTGTCTGCAAGGGCACGCATCTGCCCAAAGGTAACAGTTTCACCGCTGCGGGGTTGCTGCTTTATGTTATAGCCTGGAGCAAAGTCAAATTGTCGACCTACAATATTTTCAGCTTGTGCGCCCGTTACAATAGGAGTAGGCGGGTTTAACGGACCGAACCATTCGTTACCATTGTCTATCACGGCGCTTTTGCCAGTAACCACATTCCAGGCTCCGGTCAGTCTTGCAATTATTCCCTGTTCAATTGGTGTCTTGGTTGGCATGTTGTAACCTTTAATTTAACGCCTGCATAAATGCGGAGGGACTGATTACTTCAACCCCTGCCGCCGCTTGTTCTTCCGTAACCTGCACAGCTTGTTCCTGATAGAAGTCCAGTAATCCCGTGCTTCCGTCGTTTAGCATCTCGAACGCACCACTACAACCATCCACATCATCGTCATGGGCGCTAGATGGGAAAGCTTCAAGTGCAGTAAATGCCGATTCGTTCCAACTTCCCCGCACAATCTTCACGTTCCCAGCTTGGCACTGGGCGCTGAACGGTCCGAAGCGCACAATCTTGTCGCCCTGCTCACGTCTGCTGCGTATGGTGAACCCTGATAATTTTTTCACGAATGCTGCCGCTTGGGATTTACCTGCTTGGCCTGGGTCTTGTGGGATACCAATACGACAAGCAACCCCGTCGGACTTTGCTGTGTTTTCTAGTAATGTTTCTACACCGTGCGGACTTAACCTGTCGCGCCTAGTATCAAGCCAGTAGTATAACCCCGAAACCCTATCGCGGCCCAACTTGACTCCAACTGTCCAGTCTGGGTCGTTTGTTTCTGTCTTCTCTGTAGCAGCCAAGTCCCAGTAACGCACGATTTCAAGATTAGCTGGTGCAGCGTCAACAATCTCGCACCAGCTCTGCTTCCAGTACAACCCGGCAGCTGGCCTGATTTTCCAGTTACCCCCAAGCAATCGCGCCTGTTCCACCATTGGTAGAGCTTTAAGGTTTGCAAGGTAGCCAGGGTCTGCTTGCATAAGTGCAGGGTTGTCTGAAAGCTTGCCTGGAACAAACGTCACGGACTTTGGAATGGGTTGGTCAATGTGGCCAATTGGGAGGTTTGCGTCACCGTACTTTTTAACCAGTTCCTCTGCACTGTCACCCCAATGTAGAATATCATTTATGCGAATAAACCAACGTATGACGCCTGAGCGTTCCGGAATAGGGAAACCAGTTTTGTCATCAATCCACCAAGCAATAAAACGCGCAACCCAACTATCAGCGTCAGGGTTGCAGGTAGCGCGAACGTATGGTCGTATTCCGCACATTGAACGATTTCGGGATAGCATGTAGAAAAATTGCGTCTGTGTGAAGTGTGTTAACTCATCAAACAGTATAAGCGGTATTTCCGAACCCTGCCAATCAAATACTGTGCTCTCGTGTTCGAGATGCGCCATTTTAACCTTACCGCCATCGGGCCAATGCCATTCAAGAACGTGAGCGGTTGGAGAGCCACCCGTTAATGGGTATAGTCGCATTGACGCATCCCAAAGTCCGCCCACATTCTTGATCTGTACCGTAGTTCTGCGAAAGAACACTGCGGCAAATTCTGAGTTTGTAGTTACGTGGCGAAGCGGTTCAAGTAGCTCTGCCCATGTCTTACCCGCACCCGCTGCGCCCCCATAGATAGCAATATCAGCATTAGTGGATAGAAAGGCTTCTTGCGGTCCGGACTGGGGACCTATACGGGTTTTCTCAGCCATTAGCCACCCCTGCTGCGTTTTCTGTAACCACATTAGCACCGTCAGGCAATGGGTCGCGCCCGTTGTGTGGTAAGTAAAACTGAACAGCGGATTTCACTGTCACTTCGCTAATGGTCTTTGTAGCAGGTTCCAGACCTGCATACTTACCCAGCGCAATCGCTGCTGAAACACGGGAGGACGGTGAACCAATAATCATTTCACGTCTTAGTGCTTGCTTGACTGTTGCACGGTCACGCTCGTCGTCTGTTGTTATACCTTCACCAAGTTCACGCGCTTTAATTTGCTGCTGCACGTAAGGTTCCAACATAAATTTGCGAGCGTAGTCCTCAGCAAACCCTTCAGCAAACCCACAACGAAGAGCAGCAAGCTTCGGAATGTAGTCGTGCATAAACTCTTCAACAAACTTGTCGCGAATCATTTTCTCGCGTTCGTTGAGCGCAGGGCTGAAGGAAGCTCGCGTCCATTCATCAAGTTGTGCAGTGTCTATTTCCACTCCCATTTCGCCTCAAGTAGTTAATGCTTGAAGTATAGTGAAAGCCTTATAGTTCAGGCAAGCTTTATTTTATGCTCTTATTTATCAGTCGGGAAGCCATACGGGTTGCACGTTTACGCGCTGCTCTAGCAATAATAGCTCTAGGCCCTTTGCATACTGCAATTATGTCACCAAGTAAGGAAGCCAACTGATATAATAGCGACCGTAGTGCTTTCATTTTAATAACCCCTTCGCACATGTATAGCGCATAACTTTAAAGGCAAGCAGGGTGCGAAAGCGCCCGTGCTTGCAATACGTTTATCAGAATCTTACCTAGTAGCGAGCAGGGTTTACCGCGTATTCCTTAAAAGCACAACATACGCTCACTTTCTTTTATCCGCTTGCACAATAACCCAGTAGATAACAAGTATCATTCCAATTGCGCTCAATGCTTCAATCATTTTGTTCCCCTTAGTTGTCACGCACCGTGTTATCGGTGCGTGATTTGTTTACTTGCCAATCCGTAGATTTTGCTTATCCACTGGGCGGCGCAAGCTAAAACCCGAACCAGCTTCATTCCCCGCATCCATTGCACGACCGTTAATTTTCATATTGTTCGCACCCTTGACGACAAGTTTGGTGTCGCCGTAATGTTTAGTTTTGACCACATTGGTTCCAGCTTGTTCAGCTTCGGTCATAGCAAGTTCAGTTATCTGGTCGGTTACTGCATCAAGCCAACCAAGTTGGAAACCTGCACGAGCACCGCGCTTACCTTTAGCGGAAGGGTTCGCTTCCAAGTAATCGTCCCATGCTGCATTCATTGCGCGGAATATAACGACATGGGTATAAGCAGCAAGCGCAACACGGTCGGACGGTCCAAAGTAGCGTACAACATAGGACGCATCACTTACCCGTATCTCGGTCTCTATAACAGGTTCGACGCCAAACGCTTTACGAATTAAGTTGATAAGGGTAGCGAGTGCTATCGGAAGCTTTTTGTTCGCTTGTATAGGACAGCTGACCTTTTCGTTACCGTACCCAATAGCGTCTATTTCTGCTTGGGTAATACCATGCTTCCGCATCATTGCAGCGGCTTGGCGCATTGCAGCAGCAGCTTCATTCGGTTCGCTGCTTTTGCCTAGGTTCATACACTTTTGAATCTTGCTTAAAATATTTGCATCCATTTTACTTCTCCTTTGGGTTAAATTAAGTACGTGTGCTAATTATACAGAACTATTCCAAAGGTGCAAGCATTTTATTTTAATTTATTTGTTACAAGGATTTTTCGGATCTTTGTTGCGTGGTTGATAATGTTATCGACCGCTTCCGTTGCACCAAGGTTATCACCGTCACGTAGTGCGTCGTCCATTTTCCGCTTTGCTTTCTCGATTGCAACTTGGCGCTCCGCGTAGTTAGTTTCAGCCAGCTTCTGCTGGTCGCTCATGAAAAAATTAAGCATCGGTTGTCCCCTTGGTACTGCATAAAAAACCGTATCAACAACTGCACTTATATCAAACATACGGCCGTCCATTGCAAATAAACTTATCTGACCAGCGGAGTTCCGAACAACTTGTGCAACGGGCGGATCAGTAAGCTCAAGTTCTGCATTTTCATCTATTCCCAACTCCGTCATCATCTGGGCATAGAATGAGCTCAGCCATACGGATTTAGACTTTACACCGTTGGTTAACTCTTTATAAAATTTATCGTAAGCTTGCGCTTTTTGTAATACGTTCATAATGGTTCCTTAAAATGGTATATCACCCTCCCAAGCTGAGCAACCGTGTACAACGATTTCCAGCGGGGGAACTTGGTACTTTGCCATAGAACAACCAGTTTCAACCGTTCGTCCTTTTTCATGGCTTTGGTCTATATCATATTTAATAACGGTAACGTCACCCCAGTGCAGGCAGTTAAGACACGTTGTCCATATTTGGGTACGCACAGCATCTTTCTGGAACGCTGTGCGCCCTTCCGTATTATTCATCATCTGTTATACCCCTAAGTTTTTAAACCCGTTCCAGCTTACCGCTGTTAATCATTTCTTCTACCCAGTGTGTAAACCAAGTAAGAAAATCGTCAACACTTATGGTGACCCGTGCCCCCATAATGCGGCCTGTTGGCAGTGGTACATGACCGTCCATAACCACATGCCAAGCCTTGCGGTTCTGTCTGTATATCAGTATCGGTTTGTCACCGTTACGCTTGGCGCTGGTTGTTGCTTGTCTCCACCATTCCGGAATTGACAAGGTTTCCTGGCGCTTGACTTCAATGCTAAGACCGAACAGGTTAATATCACCTCCACCAACTGCGGATTGATTTTGGTTGCGCTGCACAACACCATTCAACAAGTCCACAAGGTCGTCGGTGTAATTGTTTGCTGTAATCAGTGCGTCAAGTTGCTGGTTGAGTAGTCGGCAAACTTCGCGTTCACCCTCCTTACCTTTATTCACTACATGTATAGCCATTCGTCTTGCTCCATTGCACGCAAGGTAGGCTCAATACTGGTGGAGTCATACCTTGCACTGTTTTAATCGGAATAAGTAGGATTGCGTTCGCTCGCTGTGTGCATTCCCACTCACTGGCTGTTAGTGTAACAGGTTCAACAGTTGAAGTCCCGTGTACCTTTTGATAAATAGCAACCGCCGCACCTATGCAACAGACGCCAACAATAAATGCAAAAGTGACATTAGATGCTGTACACATATCAAGCTCCATAACCATAAAGGAACGCATTCAATACCATGTGGGCAAACCAGCCAAGAGGAACCGCTAACAGTATAATACCGCCCATTAGAATTACTAGAAAGATTAGGATTGCAACCAATGCAGCCACAAAATCACTTCCGCTATTCTTTGCACGTTGTTCCCTACGGGCATTCGCACGCAATTCGTCTTCAAGGGTAACACGGGGTGAACGTTTTTCGTCAGTCATTTTAATCTCCTTAAATACGCTGGGCGGGTGCCCAGCGGTTTGGTTCACTTACTTAATAGGTCTTCCAAGTTTTTTTAACAAGCACATTTCATAATCTGTAAGGCTGTATTGATTGCAACCAAAGCGCCATTCGCCGTCTGCCATGTACAATGTAAAAACAATTAGTCCTTCTGTAAAAGTATGGCTGTCAGAATATACATCTTTACGCTGTACAGCAAAGTCCGAACCGAAGTGTTTTTTAACATTCTTATGTTTTACATTAGGCAAGCTGCGAAGCTTTGAAGTGCCGTCTATGCTTCTTTGGGTTGCTTGGAAACCAATTGCGGTTACTGCTGAGCTAAGAACTGTTTTCATTTTGCTTCTCCTTGTGGTTAACTAACTAATGAAGCAAGTATAGTGGAATATTTACACTAGGTCAACAATTATTTTAAATTAAAAAACGTTAACTACTTCGCAAGCATCTGGTCACGCTAGTTGTTATCAAAATCCGCGCTTTGCAAGGGTTCTGCATCGTTGCGCTCTACGTTGTAACCCAGTGCAACCAACTCTGCACAAACAGCAGTCGCAAAACCCTCTGCTTGAGCTTTGGTGGATGCGTATTTATACAGTTCCAACCCCGAACCATAGTTAAATATAACTTCGTAGTTCAACCCATTCGCGGAGGGTGCAACTCTTACCTCAACGTCCCCAGGCTGGTTTAACAATTCTGTATCTGTGTTAGCTGTGTCCATTTATTGCTCCTTAGTTAGTAGTTGAAACCGTAGTTGTTTATGTCGTACCCGTAATCCTCACAGCGTGCGCCAAAGGTGCTTTCCGCTACACTGCACATCGCACCCCAGAACTCTTCGTTATCAATTGCAACTCCGCAATTCTCGCGGTTAACACCCATATCGTCAGTGAAACTTGCTTGTCTACCTGTCTTATTCCAGATATCCTTTGCAATTACTTCACCAGCACCGTCTATACGGGCTTGCGTCATGTAATAATCTTCTGCGGTTTTAAACATTTTGTTCCCCTTGCGTTAGTTAGTAAGTACAGTATAAACGAACTATTCCTAACGCACAACTACTACATACAAA